CCGTAGCTACCCACGACGGCGTAATCCTTACTGCTGGCTGTGACAAAACTTACAATACTTGCAAAAACACTTGGAATAATGCTATAAATTTTGGAAATATCCCCAGTTTTGGCAACTTTATGCCTGGAAATGACTTTTTGTTAAGCTCTCCAAAGCAAAGCTAAGTTTTTCTAAAAAAATTAATCATCAAAAAAATATTTACAGTATAAAATATAAAATAAATTCAGTTTACCATGAACTACTTTTTTATTGTTTCTACACCAGCACCTTATAACGAACCGCAACCAGCACGACTAACGTTTTCTGATATTAGCTCTATACTTAGCATCCTTATTTCAGTCGGGGGGATTTTTGTAGTATATCTTGCTTTAAAATCAAAATCAGAAGCACAAGAGTTGGATAATAACACAATAAAACACACGGCTGCTCAAATGGAGACGCTAGAAGTAAGAATCGAAAAAATGGTTGATAAAGTCGTTGATAAAATCTCCACAAGCATGGATCGATTGGATAAATTGACTTTAGATTTATCTATAAGATTGGCGATTATAGAAAATGAACAAAAATCTTTATCAAATAATCAAAGGCAAATTGAGACAATGAGAGCTAAACAGGAAGATATAGATCATCGTCTTACTTTAATCGAACAGCAAATTAAGACTAAATCTTAAGTTGATAAAATTATTAATCTTGTTGAATAAACTATCATGAAATCCCTAACAGCAAATCGCAACACTATTTTAAAATCACACCTAATTGACTCCAGTTCCGAAAGTCTTCCCCAAGACTTTAGAACAATCCAAATTAAAGTTGGACAAAAAGTGATTTATAGTCAGATTCTCAAAAGAGAAAAAAATCACTATTTGCTAGAAGTAAAGCCCCCGATTGAGGGTAAATTTAATTGGTACGCTTTTGTTGGCCACTTTGACGACCCTAATCCCTCTATAGTCCGCAAGGATCAAGTTGAGGGTGTGTTTGACAGGCTTAACGATAAAATTACTGATTTTCAGTTTCAAAAATTAGATGAGTGCCTTAAGAGATTTGACATTACCACAGTGCAAAGAGTTCGACATTTTTTAAGCCAAATAGCTCATGAATCAGCAGGATTACGTTACCTGGTAGAAATCCACGACGGCTCAAATTATGAAGGACGAAAAGACTTAGGGAATACCAGACCTGGTGACGGCAAAAAGTTCAGAGGTGTAGATGCTCTCCAAATGACCGGCAGGTCCAATTATCAGGCATTTGCTAACTATATAGGCGATCAGCGTATTATGGAAGGGTGGCGATATGTTAGCGAAAGATATTTGTTTTTACCTTCTGGGTTTTGGTGGCAAAATAACAAAATGAACGAACTGTGTGACCGTGGGGCAACCGTTGAACAAATTACCCGTCGTGTCAACGGTGGTACAAATGGACTAGCCGAAAGAAAACGATATTATGAGAGGGCTTTAAAATTTATCTAGAATCTTGACAATTCAAAAAGTAACCTGTAATATTTAGTTAAAGCCAGAGGTTGTCATGAGAAAAGAGTTTCGTCCGTTAATACTAGAAACAGTAGAAGGTCATCCAGAACTTGTTAACTGCTACGAGATTATTACAATTACTTACTGTCTCCTAGAGGATTACTGTATAGTGGATGTGACTTCAAAAGTGGGAATCACAATATCTAATGTTGCGGCTAAGGCTTTAATGGAAGCACTAACTACTGATTTATTTTTTTCCAGTGATGACATTGACGAAAGAAGCGTTTTGCGAAGCGATGGGACATTTGATAGATTTTTTTAATATTTAGATTTCTCCTTGGGTGATTTAAGGCAGGCCATCAACAAAATGGTCTGTTTTTCTTATATCATAGAAATAGTACACGGCAGTTCCAATGGCAAAAAAGAAGAAAAAGGATGATCAAACATTAAGAGGTTCTCAGCGATCCCTTACCTCACCAGGGATCGTGTCAGTATCACGTCGCTACGATTTGGAGATTACGGAAAATCCTATCCGTGATCCGAGAATATCAAGAGAATTAATCGAACTTAATCAATGGTGTTACGAGGTAATTCACGCCCTTGACATGGCCGCTTCTGATGCCTTTGCATCCGACGATGGAGACGATCAGGGATGGGTAGTAGCCAAAACCCTTGATGATGAAGAAACTCCTATTAACCCAGAAGTATTTGCCATTGCAGAAGATATTAGGTTAAGAAAACAGAATTTTTCAACCTACGTGATTGGTGGGGATAGACTCAAGAAAGCCTTAAGATGGGCATTGGGGAAAGGGGAATGTTTTCTAGAGTTAGGCATTGAACGAGAAGGGCTATCTGCCAACAAGTCTAAAGATTTTGGTGTAGCAAAGACTCTTTATTTACCTACCTTTGAGATGTTTAGAAAAGAAACAGATCAAGGGGAATTAATAGGATTTGAGCAAAGAAAATACGTTTCGGAGTCTGACCCTGATTATTTTTTTGAACCCTATAAAATCTGCCATATTCGCCATGAGCCTGATTTTCTTTATGGTCGCTCTCTTTGGTTAGCTTCTTTAGATGCTTGGGCTGATGTTAAACAGGCTTTTGATAATTTGATTAGGGCATCTAATGACTTAGGAGTTTCTCCGACTCTTCATATTATGCCAGGCATTTCTACCGAGCAAGAAAGAATTTATGAGCGAGAATTAGAAATCCGTAGAAAAAGTGGCATTATAACCGATCATATTCTCAGCTATCCTGGGCAAGATATTCGCAAAATGACTAATTTTAACTCTGATTTAACAGGGTTAATTGATACTCTTTTACAATGCCGGTACAAGCTAATTATCCCTGGATTCCCGACCTATTTCTTTCCAGGATTAGAATCAAAAGGGGGAACTAAAGAGTTATCCCGTTCACCTGATCGTCGCTATTCTAGGATGAGATTAGAATGGTGTCAGCTTCTTAGCGGTGCTATCAAACAGGTAATTGATACAGAAATCATTCTCAGAAAAGGATTAGATTTTTATACTGAAAATGCTAGAAATAAATATCGGATACTGTGGCCAGAATGGAGTGAGTCTATAGATGGTCTATCAGGAGGGGAGGTTGAAGACACTGGCTCTGATTTAACCGATGAAGAAACTAATAAACAACCTGTTAAGAAACTAAATATAAATCAAAATGATTAATCAAATTATTCACGGTGATTGTTTTGAGGTTTTAAAAACTATTCCTGATGGTTCTATTGATTTAATCCTAACCGATCCTCCTTATGGACTTTCGTTCATGGGGAAAAATTGGGATCATGGTGTACCTGGTGTACAGTTTTGGATTGAAGCTTTACGAGTCGCTAAACCAGGAGCGCACCTATTTGCTTTTGGTGGGACTCGTACTTTTCACCGATTGGCAGTAGCAATCGAGGACGCTGGTTGGGAAATCAGAGATACCATTATGTGGGTCTATGGGTCGGGGTTCCCTAAGTCGCTGGATGTGAGCAAGGCAATTGATAAGTGCAACGGCGAAACGAGCCGACTACACAAGTTCACGGCCTGGATGAGGACTACGGGGCTTACTGCGCGGCAGCTTGATCAGATTACCGATACCAACATGGGCAGCCATTATTTGACAGCGGCCAGCCAACCTGCGATCCCCACTGATGCCCTGTGGGATCTGGTTCGGCCGCACTGTGGCGAGGTTCCAGCATGGGTTGATGAGCTAGTGCAGCGAATCGAAGCCAAGCGCGAGGTGGTGGGGCAACGGCGACAAAGGACGAATAATGTCAGCACAAGCAGTGCGCCTATGAATGCCAGTATCGGTGAAGTTGAATTTATCACTGCCCCCGCCACACCCGAAGCAAAACAATGGGAAGGCTGGGGGACTGCTCTAAAGCCGGCATGGGAACCAATCATTGTGGCTCGTAAACCTCTCACTGGCACGGTAGCTGAAAATGTCCTACAGCGGGGAACTGGGGGGATTAATATCGATGGGTGTCGGGTGGGAACTACCAAGCGCGTACCTAGTTCCGTGTCGCGCACTGATGGACAAATATACAATGGCGGATGGGGACAAGAAGACGGTAGCGAAAGCGGGCATAATCCGAATATTGGACGCTGGCCTGCCAACCTGATCCACGACGGCAGTGAGGAGGTGGTGGGGTTGTTTCCTGCAAATGCAAACCCAGATAAGCGAACAATAAAATTTGCAAAAAATGGCAGAGGTTCAAGCAGTATCTATGGAGATTTTGGCTCGACTTTAATAAACGGTCCAGCATACGGCGACACCGGCTCCGCTGCCCGATTTTTCTATTGCGCTAAAGCTAGTAAATCCGAACGCGGTGAAGGTAATACTCATCCTACGGTAAAACCACTAGCATTAATGAAATATCTCATAACTCTAGGATTACCTCCGGATGGGACAGTCTTAGACCCTTTTTGTGGTTCTGGCACTACTGCATTAGCCTGTAAAGAACTTGGTAGAAATTATATCTGTATCGAGAAAGAACTAGAATATTATCAGATAGCCTGTAATAGATTAGACCAACCTATAGAACCTATTCCAGATGAACCGATAGAGGAAATAATAGATAATTCTCCATTACAGTTAAAACTGTTTTAAATTTGATAAAATACAGTAAAGCCAAGAGGTAATTATGACAAATCTAAAAGCTTATGTTGTTTCCGATTCTAATGATAGTATTCTGGTCGCTAACATGACTGAACTGGAAGCTAAAGACGCTAAAATTAAGGCTTTAGAAGATGAAGTGCGTGACTTAACAACTCGGGTTAAGTCTTTGATTAGCGAACTTAATAAAGCAGAAAGAAAAACGTACAGTGGATTAGGAGACTAATTTCGAGAAATAACTCTTGACAGTCAAGAGTTATTATTTAATTTAAAGAGAAAATTCATGAATAACAATAACTTTGACGCTATTATCGAAGATTTGAGTATCGAAGACTTGAGAGCCGAATACGCCGAATTAACCGACTCATACGATAACCTGATGTTTGATTATGAAAGATTAAAATTAAAGGTAAAAATGTTAGAAATTAAAAACCGTGACCTAAAAGCTAAACTCAATAAATCAGAAAACATCCAAGAATTAGTTTATGACGGATTGGGAGATAAATAAGATGGCAGATAAATTCAACCCAGAAGATAAAAACCTACAGCCAATTGGTCGATTACTAGAGAGAGCCGAAGTAACAGCCGATGACATTCAAAAAGCTATCGATGACTGGAAAAAGAAACCTCCCGACCTTGAGTTTAAGAATTTATTAGAACCTGAAATAAGCTATGAGTGATTTTTCCTTTAATCCCGCAACCCGACGCTATCGAGACAATAGAACGGGAAGATTTGTCTCTACTGAAAAAGTTAGGCAAATCTCCCAACAAACTATTAATGCCCGTATCCAAAAAACAGATAAACTTACCCGTGACCTTTTAGAAAAAAAAATAACTGTTAGTGAGTGGGAAGAGAAAATGTCTTTCGAGATTAAAAACCTAACTATTCAGCTTTATCGAGTTGGCAAGCCTGATATGAACGCTTCTGACTATGGCAGAATTGGTCAGATGCTTAGAACACAATACGCACGATTGAGAAAGTTTTCCCGTGATATTATTCTTGGTACTCAATCAGAGGCTCAAATAATTAATCGTTCCAAGATGTACGTTGCCAAGTCTAGAGAAGCTTTTGAGGAGGGGAATAGGAGAGGACACGCTCTAATCAACAAGTGGGAAAAGAGAATAATTACCAAAAGAGAATCTTGCCAAGAGTGCCTTTTTTATGAGAGTGCCGGTTGGCAACCAATAGGGACACTTCCCCGACCGACTGAGAGATGCACTTGTCGGGCTAATTGTGGCTGTTATTTTGTTTTTTCTAATTCCAGAACACGCCCTACCCAGAATATGCTCTCGTTAAACTTTGGCTGGACGAAATGAAAAACGCAGGGTATCAATCCTGCGCTGTTTCCTCGGCTATACACTTTCTATGGAGACAAATATTTTGTATTGAAATTTTATATTTATGGGTTTCGGTTGGAGACGACACTATTAATATAGATCAAACAACCATAAACGTCAAGTCTTTAGATAGAATTATTTATATAAGTATTTTTTATTGACATGGAACTAAAACTAACCCGCGCTGAATTAGAGATATTGCTACAGATCCGTCATCCTACCGACGAGGAGATGTCGTTAATCAATCAATTCAAGCCCTACGGACTCGATCCGTGGGAATCATCGGAACTGATGCGATTTGCTTTAATTGCCTCAAATAACTTAATTCACAGTTCTGGCCAGGTATGGGATAAAAATGTTTTAGAAGCTATGGTAGCTAGTTACCCTGGGTGCGCTTTGATGATCGATCATGAATGGGAAGATCAAACCAAAACTTTTGGGATGATCTATGATTCTTTTATTTATTCCTTACCTCGCGTAAGCAAAGAAGGAATAACACGAATCCTCGAAAAATCCCCTAATCCAAGCGAAGATTACCGAATAATTCAAAAAGACGGTTATCACCAGGTCTTGGTTTTCGGTTTTGTAGAAGCGACTCACCCGATTATTTCAGAAATTTCCTATGGCAGAAAAGCCGATGTTTCAATGGGGGGAATTTTTTATGGCGAGTCGATTTGTCCTATCTGCGATATTCCTTACAGTGACCCTAAATGTCCTCACTACCCCCCGTATATGGCAGGGCTAGTAGATGAAGAAACGCTAACCCCTTACTATCGCCGTTCCGGAAAGATGGATTCTATCGAATGCAGTTTTGTTACCAGTGGCAATTGTCGTCAGGCAAGATTAATAGATTCCCGTCTCAATACTTTTGTTTTTACCTAAAATAGAAAGTTCTGTAGTACAATTATATCTAATAGTTAGTGATCAGTAATCAGTAATGAAAAGTATCCTAAAAGAAATTAAGCGGGTTACTCCCGTAGTTGTTAAAGATTCAGTAGAAGGAAGTGATACTCCTTCTCAAGAAGAAATCTACGCCTTGACTCAAAAAGCCACTTTTCGAGGTGACTTAAAGCCTTCTGGAAGTGGTGTACCAGTCAAAAATTCTGACCCTGATCCCACTCCCGTCCCAGTCCTTGATCTCAAAGCGATTCAAGAGATTGTACAAAACACCGTAGCAGAAACCGTAGCTTCGGTAAAGCAAGCGATGGAATTAGACAAAAAATCTGCATTAGAGTCCCAAAAGCAACAATTTGAAGCTACAAAAGCCACCCTAGAAGCTTCTCTCAATTCTGCCACGGAAGCTATCCAAAAATCTAATGAAAAAATTGCTCAACTAGAAACTAAAATCACTGAGTCGGAAAAAACGATTAATAACTTTGCTGACTTAGGAAAGCTTTACGGTAGCCAAACACCAGAAAAAATGCAGTTGCCTAACTTCAATAAAACCGTCGCCCATGATGCCGATAAAATCACTGGTGCGCTTGACGAAACCTTTAATTTGATTGAAGACATTCAGAAAAATTCTGGTGTAATCTATTCGGCTCCTGTAATGGGCGGTAATCAGACAGTAAACCTGTACGATAAAGTACGATTAGATCGCCATGTTAAAAATAACCGGCAACAGATTGTCAACTCTTTAGATGATTGGGGTCGCAAACAAGGCTGGTTCAGAGGGACTCGTTCGGCTCCTGTAATGGGCGGTCAAGTTTCAAAAAATGCCCCAACGACTGCGGCGGATTTGCCTCCGTTTTTTCTCGACACTTTGTCAGCAATTCTCCGTACAACTCAAATCCCTGGGTTTGCCTTTTGGCAGATTCCTAATTACGCATTAGACTTTACGGCTCGTAATGGAACTGTTATCCGAATTCCTCGATTAAATTACTTAACAAGTTCCCCGTCGGTAAGCGATTATCAACTATCAGGAAAGGGTGAGTATGCTGATCTGACTTCTGAATCAGATAATAATAGTGCGTCTAGCGTATCGGCAGAAATCTTTGAATATGGGCGCGG